CTACATATAAAATAACAAACAACAAAGATAAGTTTAATCTTAGAAATAATAATTTAAAAACTATACTTGGTAACGAATATTTTAATGTTACTTTAAATAATGCAGTAAGGTGCGGCACATGGCAAGTCTGTAAAGACAGTTGTGATGTCTAAAAAGATAAATAGTATAAAGGAGCAACACTATGACTCTAGCAGAAGAACTTTTTAATATATTAAAAGGCGCTAATTTAAAACTTCGTCTGTTTGATACAAATGGACAGAAAACATTAGATGAAGAATCAGCCGCCCGTCTTTATGCTTATGAAGATGATATGCTGTTAACAATTCGTATGAACGAAGACGACAGCGCAGAAGTTGTTGTTCAAGTAGGCACAGATTTTGTCTACAACGAACATAAAAAAATGCTAGAACAAATAAAGCAAGTTGCACATAATCACATGTCAGAATATAATATTAGAAAATTTAGCAAAAAAATTGCTCCAAAGGATTTCGCACAAGACGTTGTGGCAGAAGCCTATAGCAAAGCACACGGTTCAATTAAAACCAGTTACATAAATCTGCCAGAGGCAAGGATAGTAATTAAACACTCTAAGGGGGTGAATGAAGAAATACGTGGAGCACGTTCACGCAATATTAAATCACTGTTCATTGAAAATGCAGCAGGCGAGCGTTTTGCGTTTCCACACAGATACCTACAAGGTGCTAAGGCTATGGCAAAACATGTAAGCATGGGTGGAACACCATATGATGCAATTGGTGAATCAATCCTAAACACATGCAAAGAAATTGTAGAATGCAATCAGTTCTTAAGACATGTAAGAACTAACAAACTGGTTAACGAAGGCAATGAGAACGTTGTTGAAGCAGTTCGTGGCAAACTACAAGAAATGAAGAATACTATACGAAGTCTGCAAACTTCTAGAGGTTATAACGAATTTGAGGTTTCTGCAATTGTAGAAGATGAGAATCAGGTTGACGTGGCAGGAAAATTCCTGTATAATACATTTGAAACTGCTGATATGGATGCGGTTTTATCTACAGTTGCACGTATCGTTAAAGAGAGAGATAGCATGGCAGACATGAACAAAGAAAAAGTTATTGCACTTTACAACATGATTAAAGACAAAGCTGACTTTAAAATGAACATCGATGTTAACGACCCAGAGCATCCAAATAATGAGGATCCAACTAAGTATAGTGGATCAATGGGAGCAATGGCAAAACTTAGTTCAATGCTATCTTTCCTAGCGAAGTCAACTAAAAATGACGAAGCATTTAACCACATAGCACATCTGTCTAGTGTGGTTCACGATTTACCAAAAGACCAGCTACAAGCTGTGGTAAAAATGGTTAACTATCTAGTTAGCCATGCAGGCAAAACTGCAAAAAAAGAAGAAGTTGGTGAAAACATTGTTGAAACAGCAACAATGACACTACGTAGAAAAATTTCTTAAATTTTTCAAATACTTGCTTGACATTTGAGCAAATAAAATATACAATGTAATGGCAAATAAAGGCAAAAGCGATCAATAGATTGCACATAAAACTAACAGAGGCTAATATAGGAGAAAACATTATGGCAACTTTGGCTGAAATTCGTGCTAAACTAGCACAACAAGAACAGGGTGCTCAACGCACTCAATCAAATGGCGGTGATAACGCTATTTTTGCACACTGGAATATTCCAGAAGGAACAAGTGCAACACTAAGATTCCTACCAGACGCAGACGACACTAATACGTTCTTTTGGAAAGAGCGTCAAATGATCCGTTTGAGCTTTCCTGGTGTAAAAGGTCAAGACGAAAATAAGCAAGTAACTGTTCAAGTTCCTTGCGTTGAAATGTGGGGCGAACAATGTCCTGTGCATGCAGAGATTCGTCCTTGGTTTAAAGATCCGGCTATGGAAGACATGGGCCGTAAGTATTGGAAAAAGCGTTCATACGTATTCCAAGGCTTTGTAACACAAAGCGAACATCAGGAAGAATCTGTTCCTGAAAATCCTATTAGACGCTTTGTAATCTCTCCGCAGATTTATAAAATTATTTCTAGCGCACTTATGGATCCTGAATTTCAGGAGATTCCTACTGATTATGAAGCAGGCACTGACTTTAAAATTGTAAAATCTACAAAAGGTCAATATGCTGATTATTCAACTTCTAATTGGGCTCGTAGAGAGCGTAGTTTAGATCAAGCAGAACGTGATGCAATTGCAACACATGGTCTGTTTAACTTAAATGACTTCCTTCCTAAGAAGCCAAATGCAGAAGAATTAAACGCTATCTTTGAGATGTTTGAAGCAAGCGTAGATGGACAAATGTATGATGTAGAGCGTTTTGGCGCATATTATCGTCCATATGGTGTTGATGCACCAGCAGGAACAGCACCTAGCACTCCTGCGCCGGCACCAACTCCCGTAGCAGATACTACTCCAGCACCAGTAGCTGAAGCGGCACCTGCAGAAACCCCATCTATCGTATCTGACCCTGCTCCAGCTCCTCAACCAGCGGCTCAACCAGAGCCAGCTATGGCAACAGCAGGTGGCGACGATCAGCCAAGCGCACAAGATATTCTTGCAGCAATTCGTTCACGCAAGAGTGAATAATTTATAACATAGGAGATTGCAGAATGGCAAAACCATTTGACGTGAGCAAATTCCGTAAAAGCATCACTAAGTCCGTTCCAGGGCTTAGTGTAGGCTTTAACGATCCAGACACATGGATTTCTACTGGAAATTATACGCTCAATAAATTAATTAGTAATGACTTTAACAAAGGTGTTCCTCTTGGAAAAGTTACAGTGCTTGCCGGAGAATCTGGCGCAGGTAAATCATATATTGCTAGTGGCAATATTGTAAAAGCTGCACAAGAGCAAGGCATTTTTGTAGTTCTTATTGATAGTGAAAATGCACTAGATGAAAAGTGGCTACATGCATTAGATGTAGATACTAGTGAAGAAAAATTATTAAAGCTAAATATGTCGATGATTGACGATGTAGCAAAAACAGTATCGGACTTTATGAAAGATTATAAAGCAGAATATTCTGAAAGAGAACCTGAAGATCGTCCTAAGGTATTGTTTGTTGTAGATTCACTAGGGATGCTATTAACACCAACTGATGTTGATCAATTTAACAAAGGTGATATGAAAGGTGATATGGGGCGTAAGCCTAAAGCACTTACCGCACTTGTTCGTAATACTGTAAATATGTTTGGCGAATACAATGTGGGAATGCTTTGCACAAACCATACATATGCATCACAAGATATGTTTGATCCAGATGATAAAATATCAGGCGGACAAGGTTTTATTTACGCAAGTAGTATTGTAATTGCAATGCGTAAACTAAAACTTAAAGTAGATGCAGATGGCAATAAAACATCTCAAGTTCACGGTATTCGTGCCGCATGTAAGGTAATGAAAACACGCTATGCAAAACCATTTGAAAGTGTGCAAGTTGAAATTCCTTACGAAACGGGTATGAGTCCATATAGTGGACTAACTGAATTTTTTGAAGCAAAAGGTGCTTTGAAAAAATCTGGAACAAGGCTTGAATATACAAGTCCTGTTACTGGAGAAGTAATTACACAATTCCGTAAAGTATGGGATCGAAATGATAACGGTTGTCTCGATCTTATAATGGAAGAGTGGGATAAGCAACCTGAAGATGTTCAGGATGCAATGGGTGATGAACAGATCGCAATGGCAGAAGTAGAGGAGCCAGTATATGATTCTGAGTGATGGTGATTTTGAGTTTATCTTTGGCATGTATGATGCGGCTATTGGATTAATTCCTGAAAAGGAAAAACTACAATATGCAACAGACGTTATTGATGTTATGTTGGACAATGGCGTTGAATTAAAGCATTATGTCAAAGAAATCTCAGATCACTGCGAATATCTTAGCGAAGCAATGGATGCTCATTTTGAACAAGAAGAAGAAGACGAAGACATTTTTGAAGAATGGAACGAAGATGACTACGAGGATTGGGAATAAATGAGTGTTTGGTATAGCAAGGTGACTGCTAACATGGGAGAGATAGTTAACGCTATCTCTCACTATGAAAAAGAAATAGATCAAGCAAAATTTGAATGTGGTATGAAAGGCAATTTAGAAAAACAAAGCCGAGACATGCCCGGTATTGTAGAACATAGATTTAATCAACTACAAGAAGTTGAAGCAATATTAGAATATCTAAACACAGAAATGCGTAAATTACGTAGTAAAATATTTCGTAAATATTTAGAAAATTACAATAGAGCATTAAGTAGTAGAGACGCAGAAAAATTTGTAGATGGTGAAGATGATGTAGTAAATCTACAATATTTAATAAATGATTTTAGTTTAGTCCGTAATAAATTTATTGGAGTAATTAAAGCATTAGAAGCAAAACAATTTCAAATCAATAATATTGTAAAACTGCGAGCTGCAGGTTTAGAGGACATAAGTTTATGATTATAGCAATAGCAAGTGATCACGGAGGTTTTGAAGCAAAACGTGAAATAGTTAGATGGATCACAGAGAAACGTATTTCAAGTTTTATGGACTTTGGCACACATTCTGGTGAAAGTTGTGATTATCCTGATTTTGCAAAAAGTGTTTGCGAAGATGTTGCATTAAAACAATCTCATTTTGGTATTCTTGTATGCGGCACAGGTATTGGTATGAGTATTGCTGCAAATCGTAATCCACTTATACGTGCAGGTTTATGTAAAGATGTAGAGACTGCTAAATTAACAAGACAACATAACAATGCGAATGTATTATGTTTAGGTGCTCGTGTGACACCTATTAATGAAATAATAGATATATGCGAAGCATTTATTAATACAGAATTTGAAGGCGGAAGGCATTCTAAAAGAATTGAGAAGATAAATAAATAGATGACATAGAGTCGCTCAATTTTTTTTTGAGCAAATTTTTTTTGGCTAGAGAAGAGGAGAAAAAAAATGACACAGCTAATAAATCCAACAAAATTTACACACACAGTAGGCCTTTTAAGGTCTTTTTTTTTAGACAAAGGTTTTGAAGAAGTTCATACACAAAACCGTTTGTCAATACTTGCTGCATGCGAAGATCCATTTAATGTAGCAACATACAACTATGCAGGCGAGGTTTGGCCATTGCCCCAAACAGGCCAAATGTGGTTAGAACATGAATTATTAAGTAGCCCCAATAGTAAGGGGTTTTTTTGTGTCTCCACAAGTTATAGACAAGAGCCAAATGCTATACCGGGTAGACATGATATAATCTTTCCAATGTTTGAGTTTGAATTTCCTGGTAGTGTAGATGATTTAAAAACAATGGAGTATGAATTATGTGATTACTTGGGTTTTGATCCACTAACAGAGAAAACATATGCAGAATGGCAAGCACACTTTGGTATTGGTGAGGATGTAGAAATGGATGCTCAACATGAATTAGATATGCAAGCACAGTTTGGTAGTAGTCTAATTACCAACTTTCCAGAAATGACATCACCATTTTGGAATATGAGTAGAAATGAAGATGGCAAAACTGCAAAGAAAATGGATGTAATTTTAGGTGGTATGGAAACCATAGGTAGTGCAGAACGTAGTTGCGATGTTGATATGATGCGTGACACATTCCACAGTATTACAGATGGTGAATACAGTGCATTGCTATACAAGTTGTTTGGCAAAGAACGTGTAGAAGCAGAACTAGAAAAGTTTTTAGAGTTTGACTTCTTTCAAAGAGTTGGAGGCGGCATTGGTATGACACGTATGATTGCAGCAATGGATACAATACAACTAGCAAAAGCAGCTTAAAAAAATTTTAAAAAAGTAACACTTCTTGGTTGACAATAATCAAGAAGTGTTTTATATTAGTATAGTAAGTTGAGCTAAGGAGCATTCAATGAAAATCCAAGATTGCAGTGTAGCAGATATTATTGCCGCAAGTATTGTTGTGTATAAGTCGCAGGGTTTTGTTAAAAGTGGTTACGGTCATTATGAATATGATGACGATGGGAATATTATAAAAGAAATTAAAGATAACAAGTCTATGATTTCTGATATGTTGTTTGCAGGTAAAACTTTTAATGATGAAGAACTTAAAGAAGCTAATGAACTTGCAGATACTATAAATGGCAAAATGATGCTTAAAAAATTGACAGGTCAACTTAGCAATTTTGAATCAAATGTTGTTAAGGCATTGAATGAAACACCTAATAATTTTGCAGTAAGTATTATTGCTAGCCTTCCTCATAGTATTGCTATTGATAAAAAACGTGAACAAGTTAATGATCGTATGGGACAACTAAAGCATAGCAGTATGTTTTTTGGTGAAAAAGGCAAACGTTATGATATTTCTGTAGACATACTTGATGTTAAATTTATTCAAACATCAAACGTATACATGATTACTGGTGTATATGCTGGTAAAGATTTAATTAAGTTTTGGTGGAGAGATCAACCAGACGTAAGTGATATTATTACTGGAAAAACCGTTGGTATACGCGGCACAGTAAACAAACACGAAAATAGTCGCTACACTGGCGCAAAAGAAACAATGCTAAATCGTGTAAAAATTACAAATATTAAAAATTAATGGTTGACAAGTAAGATATCTTACTGTAAAGTATAAGTATAGTTTACAAAGTTAGGAGACTTAGATGACAAAAGCAATGGCACTGAAAACAACTAAGAAGCGTGGACGTCCTGCTAAGGCAGAGACACTTATTAGTGTAGTAAATGATGCAGTTGATAATCCAAATGAAACTGATGCACAAATCATAGAAAGAACACGTGAGCGTTTTCAAATACTTGAAGATATGACACAAGCAAGTATTGATGGTGTTGTGCGAGGTATGGTTGTAACAGGACCTCCAGGTGTTGGTAAATCATATGGCGTTGAGCTTGTTCTTGAAAAAAACAATTTGTTTGATAAAATTGCAGGTAAGCGTTTGCGTTTTGGTATTGAAAAAGGTGCCGCATCTGCAATTGGTTTATATAAGTTGCTTTACAACTATGCAGATAAAGGTAACGTGTTGGTTTTAGATGATTGTGATACAGTATTATATGACGAAACAAGTCTTAACTTGTTAAAAGCTGCACTTGATTCTAGTAAAAAACGTAAAATATCTTGGAACACTGACAGTGCATTGCTTCGTAGGGAAGGTATTCCAGATACATTCGAATTTAAAGGCAGTGTAATTTTTATAACTAACCTTAAATTTGATAAAGTTCGTGGTAAGATGAAAGATCATTTAGATGCTATTATGTCACGTTGTCACTATTTAGATCTTACACTTGATACAACACGTGAAAAAATGCTACGTTGTAAGCAAATTGTTGCAGACGGTATGCTTAACGAATACGGTTTTACAAAAGTAGAACAAGAAGAAGTTATTGATTTTATGTTTAAAAACAAAGATCGTATGCGTGAGATAAGTTTGCGAATGGTTACAAAACTTGCAGACTTGAAAAAGTCAATGAGTAACCGTTGGATGCGAATGGCAGAATGCACATGTATGGTGCGAGGCTAATTAAAACCAAATTACAAAAAGCCCCGTATGGGGCTTTTTTATTGACATTCTACATTAACTATAGTATATTATTTGTATGGCTTGTAAAATTATTTTAAAAGATGAAGTAAACTGTAAAATTGAAGGACTAGACTTAGATACACGTAAAAAGTGTGAAAAAGAACTAAAGTTTTTCTTACCTTATGCTCGTCACGTTCCTGCATATAAGTTAGGACGTTGGGATGGGTGTCAAAGTTACTTTACAGTTGGCGGTGTCACATATATTAATTTGTTAGATAGAATTTTGCCAATTATTATGGCAGATGGATATGAGATTAGTATTGAAGATAATCGCAAGCATAATAACTTTGAGTTTGACGCTGTTGATCAAACTACTTTTGAACACAAATCTTGGCCACAGGGTCATTCTGCTGAGGGGCAACCTGTAATATTACGTGACTATCAAACAGAGATTGTTAATAAGTTTTTGAATACACCTCAGTGTTTGCAAGAAATTGCAACAGGTGCTGGTAAAACTCTTGTAACTGCCGCACTAAGTGAGCGTGTTGAAAAGTATGGGCGCAGTATTGTTATTGTTCCTAATAAAGATTTAGTAAAACAAACACACGACGACTATGTAAATTTAGGACTAGACGTTGGTGTTTATTATGGAGACAAAAAAGACTTAGGCAAAATGCATACTATTTGCACTTGGCAAAGTCTCAACAGCATTAAAAAACGTTTCCGTGAAGGTGAAAGTGAACTAAGTTTACAAGAGTTTGCAGAAGATGTTGCATGTGTTATTGTAGATGAAGTTCATCAAGCCAAAGCAGAAGTTCTAAAAGAGCTTCTTACAAAAGATTTTGCACACATTCCACTTCGTTGGGGGTTAACAGGCACAATTCCTAAAGCTGATCATGAGCAGGTTAGCTTACAGGCATGCTTGGGAGAAGTGGTAAATAAACTTAGTGCTAGCGAATTACAAGACATGGAAGTGCTATCTCAATGTCACGTTAATGTTGTGCAAATGAAAGAACATGCAGAGTATAGTAACTACCAAAGCGAACTAACTTACTTAACTACAGACAAGTATAGAATGGATTACATTTCTAAACTTGTAGAAGATATTTCAAAAAGTGGAAATACACTTGTTTTAGTTGATCGCATTAAATGCGGGCAAATGATATGCGAGCGTATTGATAAAGCTGAATTTGTAAGTGGAGAAATGAAAACAACGGATAGGAAAGATGCGTATACAGAAATTAATGAAGGAACAAATCATGTGGTGGTGGCGACCTATGGAGTTGCGGCTGTCGGTATTAACATTCCTCGTATATTTAATCTTGTGCTCATTGAGCCTGGTAAAAGTTTTGTCCGTGTTATCCAGTCAATAGGACGTGGTGTTCGTAAGGCAAAGGATAAAGACTTTGTTCAAATATGGGATGTGACCAGCACAGCCAAGTTCAGCAAGCGACATTTGACTGAACGTAAAAAATTCTATAAAGAGGCTAATTACCCCTTTACTATTGAAAAAGTCGATTATTAAATGAAAATATTAACAGTAGAAAACCAAACATATGATTTAGATGAAGTTCCAGATACAGTAGAAGATTTACGTTACGGTATTTTAGATTATAGCAATCCAAGTTATATTGATTACTATTTTATACCACTTGTTTTTTTGGAAAGTTTTTATGCTCCTGCCGCAGTATTAAAAGTTGGAGAAAATACAATAAGCATGCCATTAGATTGGAGTATGGTTATTTGTGACCCTATGGTAGGCGACCCAGAAGTTGTAAGTTTAATGAGTCTAAATGATAGAGGATTTCATGCATTTGCATTTAATCCAATTACAGGATATACACCGCAATATATAGATGTTAGTATAATTAATATCTATACTGATGTAAAATGGTATGCACCAAAATTAAAATTTGGTCATTTACTATGTATTCCCTTACATGACGGAGAAAATCCTCCTTGTGTAATGTTTGTAAAGGATGCAAACAAGTTGCCAGAAGTATTGGATATTACACAGCTATGGTAAAAGCAAATAATAAATTTGAACTGTCTATTAGAGACATAGAAATTATTGAAATTGCACTAAGGGCAAAAGCAGGTCGTAGAGGTATTGCTATTGCACAAGGCGAAACTTCTCCACAACTTAGAGAAGAAATGATTGAAATACAAAATTTACTAGGACGTATACATGATCAAAAAACTTTCTTTAGACCCAAAGACAAAACTTATGTGAGTGGATAATGAGTGGACAAAGACGTTTTTTAAAATTATGGGCAAGAACAGTAGGCATGCCTATTGGTCTCAATGATGATGACAAGCCTGAGTTTTTGCCAATACCGCAAGAAGACGTCAAAAGAGCATTAGCATTTAGAACCTTTTGGATTGTGTTGCATATTGTAACATGTTGTGCTATAATTGCAGGTAACGGAAG